CCTCCTCTAGTTTTTTTCTTTCGGAAGGCTGTTCACCTTATCCACCACAAACTGGAGGAGTTCTTTGAACAATGGGACAAAGTCCATGATATCCACCTGGTCCAGTTCGTCATCTGTAAGGTCTGGAAAGATGCTCTTTACCAGATCCTCAAACGGTTCAATGCATTGGAGCACCATTCCTGCAATCCCGATCTCATCTCCTCCCTGGATCTTGTCCAGGTCGATGATCTTTACAAACCGGCGGATAATCTTATAAGGGATTCTTACCTCTTCTGTCTCATAGGCTTTGATAACGGTTCCTTTTTCATCTCTGATATTTAACTTCATCCTCTGATCCTTTCTATGTAGTCTTTGTATAGGTCACATCCAACACAGCACTGTCTGCCATTTTGTCTTTCACGGCAAAAGCTTTAATGGTCGTCGTCGCTGTAATCGCGATCGGCGCCGTATACTCTGTGCTGGCGGTAGTTGGGTTGCTTCCATCTGTCGTGTAATAAATCTGCGCTCCTGCCGTCTGACAGTTTAACGTAACATCGACGCTGTCCCCGGTAAAGTTCTTCTCATCCGGGGATGCCGTCGGTGTTGCTACAGGAGCTAGGCTTTTTTTGTCAGCGTATCAATCGTAGTTACCTGGTCAAAGAATGTAGAGAAATCTACTTTATCCATTCTCTCATCTACCACCAGGGCCTTTGCAGTCCTTCCTGTCTTCGTAAATTTGTGAGTTGTATTGATTCCAGTAAAGGTTAATTCCACATCATTAGAATCTGTGGAATCATCTTCTGTTGCTGAGGTCTCTTCTGGGATCGCAAAGGTTCCTTTATAACGCCATACATAACGTCTCTTTCCATCTGTACCCTTTGTGATGTATCCAATAGCAAAATAGTCATTGTCTCTCTCGCCTTCGACCATGGCCCCTGTAGTCTCGTCATAATACTGACCAGTGATTTCCGCATAAACATCCAAAGATGGCGGTGCTACTCTCAGTGTTACTTCGTCACTTCCTGTGGAATTGGTTACGATCATCGGCTGGTTGTCATAATAATCTGTTGCGCTGTCTGATTCTGTGGATTTTCCGATTTCTCCGACGGGAGATAACGGTTTCACAGGGCCGGTCACATATCCTCCGCCCTCTTTCTCATTGTTGTCTGTCGTGACCTTTGCATAAACCAGTCCTTCTACACCACGAAATTTAAAAACTTCACTCATTTTTGTTCCTCCTTATAATTTTCAATAAAATATACCGTCATTACTTTCCCCGTATGTGATGGTTCATCACAGCTTAGGTCAAACGGGGCATGACCTAGGATAAATCCCTGTTCCTTTAGTTTCTTTCTTGCCTGCCTTGGTACTGTTTCTGTCAAAGCTGGGTCCGTGGAATAAAAACAGACCCAATACCCAAGATCACACGAGACCGCATCATTGTCATAATGGTTCTCATCTCCTTGGAACTGCCAGAAGGTAAAGAACGAGGCTGGGTAATCCTCTCCTTCTGTCAGAGATCCTTGCAGATAAACATCATATCCAAGGCTCTCTAATGTCTCTATTAACTTCTCCTTCAAATCCCCAACCTCCTTATCTCGTTATAGAAAATTTCTTCCACTGTATCGTGGACCAGTTGCTTCGTCTTGTTTCCATACACCGCATTGTATAGCTTTCTGTCTGGAGTCATTTTGGGTGTTCCATACATCAGAAATACAGAAGGCAGGCCTCCATTAGGAATATCGAAACCAATATCGACACTTCCTACGGAACCTGCCCACTCTATATGCGGGGATGTTACAATACTCTCTGCGGTGATCCCCCGATCATTATGCGGCGCCATGGCGCTTTGGATCTTTGGAGTCACCAGCTCAAATGTTTTGGCCAACGCTTTCTCAGAGACCTTTTTCGTGTCTCCTTCCATTTTCTTTAGCCTGTTTATCACATCGTCAAATCCGTCAAACTCTAATCCCATTTTCGCCATGTGCACACCTTCTTTCTATGGACCTCCCTTGATCCTTCGGACTTTAAAGACTGAATACTGATGCCGCTGTTCGATATCTTCCGGCTCTCCAAGAATCTCATATACCTTGTTTTCTGCATATGCCAAAACAACTCGCCCGCCAGAGTCAAACATTGGATCATACCATGTCTCTATGTTCGCCGTGTCTTCTACGGCATAGACTCCATTTTTTTGTACGTCAGTTCCGCCATAGGTTTTAAAACTCCCATAGAATAAACGCTTATCTCCATACTTTTTTGTGGCGACTCCATTAATTCGTTCTGTCCCTATAACAGGAAAATAATATAAGGGAATTACAAAAGCTTTATTCTTATTAAACACACTCATATACACTACCTTCTAGTCATAACCAATTTGATATATATTGACTGATTT